ACATCCGTCACCGCGCCACCAGTCGCCGCCGCACGGGCAACGACGCTATTCGCAGCCGCCGTCAGCGTGTGTTCGGCATTCCAGTGAGACGGCAGGACATGGCCAGCCGTTACCGATGCCGGGTCGTCTGCAATCGCGCTGTTAAAACCATGCTTGAGTGAGACGGTCACTGAATCGTCTCCACGCCGATGATGTCACCGCTTGCAGGATCACGCACCACACGCCTTGCAGATCCGCCGTCAACCTCAACGCCCACAATGTCGCCCGTCACCGGATCACGGACAATGCGACGGGGTGCGCTATCGCGTGCGCCGATGCCCTCAATTTGGTTCGTCAGCATCTGGATTGCTTCGATCACCTGTTGCACGCCACTTTCGGCTTGTTCGACACCGCTCGACATGACGGCAAGTTCACGCTGCTGTGCCAGTTCAAGTAGTTTCAGTTCACGGGCCTGAGCCATCTTTTCACGCTCAAGGTTGGCCTTTTGCTCTTCCTTAATCGCATCAGCTTCCAGTTGTTCACGGCGCGCAATGGCGTCCTTTTCCATTTCAGCCGCCTTTACGCGAAGGTCAGCCTCCATCTGGGCGCGTTCCTTGTTCGTCTGCACTTCCATGTCGGCCTGTTTCACCTGCATTGCGATTTGAGCCTTCATCTGCTCAACCTGCATCGCCGCGTTGGCTTTAATCATCTCAGGGTCTGGCTTGTTGCGGGCCATTTCCAGACGGGCTGCAACCTCTTGCGGATCTGGGTTGGTCACGAACCGGTCAGGCGTCTTGATGCCGGCTGCGCGCACAAGCTCTTCAAATGAGTTATAGACGTTCTCAGGCTTGACGAATGGATTGTCAGGGCCGAGCGCGGCGACAATCCGCTCCTGAAGCCCGATAATCATCTGCATCATCATCATGTCACGTTCACGAGTGCCGGCACCCAGACCGACATTGATCGAGGCGTCCATTTCCGCATTCCAGTGACGCGGATCGAACTCCACCCACTCGCCGCGCAGCTTGACCGTGCGGGGCTTATCCTGGTGGCGGATAACCAGCCTTAGAAGCCCCTGAAACATGGTCCTGAGGCCGTCCGCGATCGTGCGCACCATCATCTCAGTCTGGGCCACACCGCCCTGCTCGATCATCGCAGAGGCTTTAGCCGTCATATTCTGCAAAGCATCTGGCGCAAGGCCATTCGATGCGTCGTTGATGCCGGTTCTGTCAGCCGCTTCGGCGTCCAGATATTCCAGCATCGAGAAGCTTTCCTTCGCGACGAAGGGCACCACCTGATACTGAACCGCATCACGGACATTAAAGCCCTGCTTGATGCGGATTGGCAGGCCGAACTCTGGATTAAGCACCGCCTCGGGGTTGGATACCGCGCCCTCTTGAATGGCCGGCTGAAGGTTGTTCTGCCAGTAAAGGTTATCAAGCGTGTTACGTAGCAGCACCGTCTTGATGCGCTGCAATTCGATCAGGTCATCCGAGATTGCCACGCCTTCCCACTGGTGCGGCTGGCGTTCGCAGACAATCGACGCGAACGGCACTTCATCGCATTCGTCGTTTTCAAGTTCGTTCTGTTCGGAGATTGAACCGGCATAAACAATGCGCCGCAGTTCAGCGATGCCGTCATCATCCTGATCGATCCGAACATACAGTTCGTAGTAGTCGATCTCTTGCGTGGTCCAGTGCAGGTCGTCACCGTCACGGCCTTCGATGACGTCGCGACGTTCCAGCCGCTCGAACTCTTCCGCGCTTTCGTCGCCTTCCGAAATGGGCAGTTCACGGATGCGCTTGGCATCGTAGCCCATCGCCACCAGATCAGTGCGGCGCATCTTGGTCTTGACGCCGACAATCGGGCTGTCTTCAAGCGTCACCGCGTCGGAGTGGATCAGGAACTCTTCAGGCGGGCGAGCGGCAACGCGAATGTTCTTCTTTGTGGACTTGCGGCGAATTTTGACATCGTGAACCGTAATCGGCATCTGGCCCTGTGGCCCGTCAACCATCTCCTGCCGTGCGCTGTGTTCCAGCACCTCGACATCATCAGGCTCGACAAGCTGGGCAAAGGCCATTTCGTCAAGGCCGCTGTGCTCGCTGGTCTTGATCTCAATCTTGGTGTCAACGTACCAGTGCAGGATGCCGTTGCGCAGCTTCAGCGCATCCATCACCGCGTCGTGGATGGCCTGCCGAACGCCGCATTCGTCCATGATAACCAGGTTGACGTAATCGCTGGCCTGCTGCGCTGTCTGTTCGTCGTTCTGGCCTACGGGTTGATATTCCACAACCTTATCGCCGCCGAGGATAACCCGCGTGATAGCAGGCAACACCTTCTTGATGGCAGCGCGAACGTCACGGGTGACGACAGACGAACGGTTCTTCTGGAATGGGACCGCTTCTGGGTCGCCATCATAGAACGCCATCGCCTTAAGCCGGTCCTGTGACCGCTCGTCCCGGTAATCCTCGCAATCACGCACCAGAGCACGCACACGGCTGGGAATGTCCTTTTCAGCCATGGGTTAGATCACCTTCCGTGCCGTGAATTTCCAGTTGTCTTTGCCTTTCGGCACGTCTGCGAAGCGCTTCATCATCAGCGCATATCGTGAGGCCGAAATCGTATCGTCACGCTCTTTCACGACCTTGCCGTCTTTCCGATGGTAGAGCCGGAACTCTTCAAGCCATGACGTGCAGGTGCGGAACACCTTCCAGCGCCCGGTCTGCATCCGGTCCAGCATGTCCATCAGGCCAGCTTCAACGCTGTTGGACCCGCTTTCGTCTGTTGCCCTTTCAGGCAGCATGTTCAGGCCCTGCTTTGTGTATTGACTGGCGAGGTTCTCGCCCGCTGCCGTGTCGTTGTTGCCATCGTGAGGCCATGACCAGTTGAGCCAGTCACCCCATGGCTTGACGGCAGCCGCGTGAATGATCGGTGTCGCCTCACGCTGGCGATAGTCCTTCGTGAGATAGATCACGTCAGCGTCACGGTCCCATGCCAGTTCAACGGCAGCGGTCGGATGGTCCCAGCCAAAGTCCAGACCGGCGATGCGCGCCCAGTGCTTCGGGATCTCCATCGGATCAACAACGATGCTCTCTTCCGCAACCGGGAAGATGCGCCCCGAACCCATTGAAGGCACGCCCTTGGTGCGCGCTTCACGCTCATGGGCCGGATAGCTGGCCGCAATCTTTTCGCGCTGCTCCGGCGTGTAGTGCTCAGCGTCGTCAATCGTCATTGTGGTGACGATGCGATCCGGGTTCTGTTCCAGGATATAACGCCCCACCACGTCCGACATGCCCTTCAAAGGCGTGAACGTCAGCATGATCATGCCGCCCGTCGCGTTGGTGCGCGTAATCCCCTCAAAGTACACGTCGCTTGGTGGCTCTTCGTCGAACCAGATGCCGTGAACCGTGTTGGCCTGCCACTTGCCCCGGCCCTGCTCATATGCCTTCAGGTAGAGCGTAGAAAGGCCACCAGAGACATGCCGCACTGTCACCGTGTCCAGCGCATGAGACACACCAGAACGCCGTGTGCTGCCTTCAATGCACGACTTGGGAATGTAACCCGTTCCCCAGTCCTCTTCTTGTGCAGGTGGACCGACTAGCAAGCGCTGCACGCCGTCGCGTGTTAGCTCGTAGCTTTCCGATCCTGCAATCCAGATCACCGGATGGTCAAAGCGCCGCCCATGCCAGTCGTCGGGATAAAGCCCCGTCAAGTGCATCGCCGTCTCAGCCGCACCCGCGACCGTCTTGCCAAGCTGGTTGCCGGCCATAAACAGCCGCTCCCGAAACTTGTGACCGTTGGCGTGGAACTCCCGCTGCTTTGCGTATGGCTTATAGCGCGGCAGCAGGTTAGTGCGCCGTCGCCGGTCCAGTTCCGCCAGAAGCGCCGCCTGTTCCCTCAAGATTGAGGAAAGGCCGGATGGCGGCGTCAAGGGACCGGATGCGCTCGATAAGCTGCTCATCGGTCATTTCATCATTCGGGTTGATGTTCACATTCAAATCACGCGGCAGGATCGACGCGATGACCTTGAGATACTGGTCTGGCTTTTCGGTGCGCACCTGGACAATTGCAGCCTGTCCGTGCTCGTTGAAATCCTCATGCAGAGCGTCGATGAACGCCTCGCCTAGCTTGTTGCGTGCGCCCTTGGGTCTGCCGCTAGGATTGCCCGACTGACCTGCCTGCCAAGGTGCAACGAGCCCTTGTTTTTCCGGTGTAACATCACCGTCAGCACCGGGCTTTGGCTTGCGCGTCATGTCAGCCTCAATAGCCCTTCTTAGGCTTCATCGCTGGCTTGGCCTTTGGCTTCATGCACTTGCCAGCCTTTGCGCAGGCTTTGGGATTTGGGCAACCGGGGCAGGGCTTCATGGCTTGTCACTTTCGCTTGTGTGTGCTTGTGTCATCGCCCTTTGGAGGTGACACATGAACGCCGTTGATAAAGCGCTTGAACAGCTTCGCACTGCACTAGCCGCCGAGATAGAAGCCGCCGAACGCCGAGGCGCTGCGAATGCTGCCGCTGAACTGATGGCGAGGATGCAAGCTGCTATCGGTGTGGAGCCGGTCAAAAGACGCGGACGGAAACCGAAGGGCTAATGCGGGCGGAAATTCTCACCCTGCATTAATGCCCTTATCCTTATTCGCGCCTTAACGCAAGTCACATGCCGAAGTATCTCACCAGAATGTTAGCAGCCTCTCGCGCTGTCCCCAGACTGTGCGGGGCTTGCGTTTCATCCCGCGCCAGCCCCTCGACAACGCGCACATATTCGACGCCCCTGCCCGCATATTCCAGCAAGGCAGACCGTGCGCCGTTGTATTCCCTCATTCGGCGAAACACCTCATCATCGTCATACTCAAAGCCGATGCCACCGGAGCCGCTTACCATTTCACCTGAGATGCTTTTCGGGTGTTCGGTGCCGTAGCCCTGTGCAACGCGGTTCAGGTGCCGAACCGTCACGTAGCGCTTGATGGCCTCATACTGGACAGCCGATAGCCCTTGGCTGTCATCACGTGCCTGCTTGGCTTGCATCCGCCACTGACCAAGCGGGCAGGTCCAATGCTGGTCTGATGCGTTCTCGATTGTCGCGCCCCACATCTTCACACGCTGGGCTATGACGGTGGATTTGATTTGCTCCACCGTCTCGCCTCTATCGCCCCTGTCAGCCTTGGCAATGCGGCCACCAGGATAGCGCTCGACATCTGTTTTCCGTTTCCTGCCAGCCTGAGCCATGATGTGACTTTCCTTGCCGTTGGTGATGACGATGACGCGACGCATGGTTCAGAACGGAATGCTGTCCCCACCGAGCGGGATCGGCTTCGGGCCGGGTGCTGACGGTGCCATCTGACGCGCAAAGCCCTGCACGCCCGGTTCTGCCCGTTCACGAGGCTCTTCCAGAAAACACGACACGCGGCCCTGTTCGTCTGGCAGTGGCAGCGCGTCGAACTCAAGGTAGGTGACGCCCTTGTCATTCGTCCATGTGCTGCCGATCCTGACAGCGTATGCCTTGCCGTTGCGGGACTTGCGCCATGATTTGATGTCCATGCGAGTGCTCATTGTGTGTATCCTTTCAGAGTGCGGCGCGGACAGCCGCTTCCTTGGCTTCAAGCAAATAGCGTAGGGCGACCGTGCGCTCTGCGTTGCGGTTCGTGGTGTCAATCAGAAGCCGAGCCAGCTTGCAGAACGGCGACGAGCGCTCCTGCAAAACGGGCGGCAAGTGCGCGTAATGGAAAAACCGGAGAATTGGGTCGGATCTCAATTCGGCATCCGTAAATTCGACGGGCGCGGGGTGAATTTCAGTCATTGTCTTGTCTCTTTCTGAATGACCTTGAGGGGCTGTGTCGGTGCATTGATGCGGCTGATAAAACCGCTCACGAGCGTTGACAGGTGGTTCTTGTCCGTCGCGATAAAGTTCTCTTCGATCTCGCATTCGGCGTCGGCAAACGTGACGGTAACGATGAAACCGTTCGCACACGCCCCCAAACCAAAGCCTGATATTCTCATTTCGTTGGTGTCCTTCATGTCGCTTCCTTCATTTGGCGTTCGGCGATTTGCTGTTTCAATTGTTCAAGCCTCGCCCGCACATTCACCTTGCTGGCTTCGGTTGGCTCTTCGCGTTGAGGTGACGGAAGCCAGACCGCCCTCGGTGCTGGTGGCGGAAGCATCGACGTGAAGCACCTGGATATCTCCCGGCTTAGTTCTGCCGATGTCGGCACAAATCGGCCATCGTGGGCATCAACCTCGCCACGGATAAACCGGATGACAGCCTGCTCAATGGCCCGCAGCGGATAGCCGGAACAGGCAATCAGGTAGGTGGCGATTATCTCAGCCGGTTCGCCCTTGTCGCCCGTGGAGAACGTCGAGAACAGGGCGCGAAGTGCTGATTTGCACTGGTCCGTCGTGGCTGGTGGAGTAGGTGACATCGTGCGGTTCCATGGCGTTGAGTGCGTCGAGGATGCGGCGGTTATTGCTCACTTTGGCAGGTGGCGGCTGACCTCTCGGCTGGGGGATTGTCACGTTGCCAGCCATTGCAGGAGCCTCCCGGCTGGCTTTGGCATCCATGATGGCTTGTTCAGCGTATTTCCACGACGCGATTGGCTTTCGGCGGGCGCTCATAGCCCGAAGCGTTGGCAGAACGTCCATTTCGAGGGATGCACCACCAGCAAGGCATCGACGAATGGGCGACAGGTCAAAAAGGCTTGGCGAGGTACTGTTCTCGCATCCTGCGGCTTCCCTGCATTGATTTTCGAGCCGCTCAATCTCGTTCGCGCTTGCGCCTTTTAGCGCAGCATCGGGGTTGGTGGGGGGATTATAGGGGGGTGAGTAAGGGGGTGTGGGGGAAAGAGAGGGGGGAACAAGGGGGGAGGAAGGGGTGTCACTTTCCGTCACAACCGTAACAAGTGACGCTTTGTTACGCCTGTAACGCTCTTGCCGCACCGCACCGCTCGACCGCACCGGCTGCGCAGCGGCTTCCATTTCGGCAACAGCCGCAACAATGGCTTCCGGCGACATGCCAGCGGCGATCATGTGCTTGACGGCAACGGCGATGCTCATGCCACCACCTCAACAGGCGTGAGAGTGACGACGACGCGGCCCGGTTTCTCAGGCTTTGCCATGACAGGTGCGGCCCAGATCCAGCGGCTATCGTCAATTCCGATGGCGTCTGATATTCCGTCGAGGTGCGGCTTAATTGAAGCGATGCAGTTGTCGAGATCGCGGCGTCGGGCGTTCGGAGGAATGAATGTCACCTGGATGCTGACCGATGCCCAAGTCGTCGGCAGGTAGGTGGACGCGGAAAACGTGGCAAGATGTCCTTCACGACGCGCAGCCTTCTTCGCCCTCGCCAGCGTTGCCCAATGGCTGCGTGCGTTGGGGGATAGGGCGCGGGAAGGCCAGCCGAGGGTTACGGTCATCATGTGGCCACCATCTTTGACACCAGATCGCCCTCGGTGCCGGTATCCTCTGCCATCTTGAGATTGCGAACAGCCTGCTTGAAATACGCGGGCTTTAGTTCGGTGCCGGCGAACCTGCGACCGTGCTTGATCGACACATAGCCTTCCGATCCGATGCCCATAAATGGCGAGTAAACCAGATCATCCGTGTTGCTCCACAGATGCACGGCGCGTTCGATCACGTCCAACTGGAGCGGGCAAAGATGGCGCTCGTCCTTGTCATCGCGCGCAACAGCGACATTGAGAACGTCTGTCTGGTCAATCGTGGTCCAGACCGGCGATGCCGCTTCCTGCCACCATGAGACAGGATAAACACCGGGATCATGCGTTACCGGCTCCGGCGTCTTGCCGTCGCTTTCCTTGCGGAACACCATCAGATAATCAGGCATCCCGACACGAACCCGGCTGCCATCGGTGCGCAGTGTCTTGTAAAGCAGGCCATGCGCCTTGGTGCGGGTCATCTCGACCACGGGGCATTTCCAGATGGTCACGCGGGAGTGGTAAACCCAGCCCTCATCTTCGTGAACCTGGCGGATGAGACCCGGCAGATCGAACAGCCCAATTACGCCATCGCGCTGCTTGCTGGTCGGCAGGTCGGAGCAATGGACGGCACTAATCCTGCCGGGTTTGGTGACGCGCAAAAGCTCACGCACAAGGTAACGATAGCGCTCGGCGAACTCGTCATGGTCTGCCACGTTGCCCATATCGCGCTCGCTCTCGGAATAGACATAAAGCTGCGAGAATGGCGGCGAATAGACGGACAGGCCGACGCTGTTATCTGGCATCGTGGCGGTGAACTCCACCGTGTCGGCATTGTATGCGGCAAAGCGGTTGGAAATGTGCTGGTCAAGAACTGCGTTGGTCATGACATCATCCATGCAGGAACAATCGCCTGCTTGCGGGGTTCATAGGAATGAAGGCGGGTTTCGGTGCGATGGGCGCGGGCCATGGCCTGCGTCATCTCGCGTTTCATGGCGTTGTGGTCTCCGGCTTTGCGGCTCACAACATCCCAGATGGCGGCTTCGGTATCGGCAAAGACAACATGGCAATCGACCGGGCGCGTCTGGCGAAAGCGCCAATGCCGACGAACAGCCTGATAAAATGCCTCGTAGGAAAAGCTCATCCCTGCAAAGACAGTGCGGGCGCAATGCTGCCAGTTCAGGCCAAATCCTGCGATGCTGGCTTTCGTGACGAGAACGCGGATCTGGCCTTGCGTGAACGCCGTTAGCCGCTCTTCCTTCTGTTCGGCGGTCATCGAACCGCGAACCTCAACGGCTCTAGGTATTGCCGCCATGATGGCATCGGCGTCGTAATCAGTCTCGACCCAGACCGTCCATGGCTCGTTTGGTTCGCGTGCCACGATGTCTGCAACCATCGAAGCGCGGGCCTCGCATGTCAGCCGCTTTTCCTGATGCACGGACGTTGCCGACATGTCAGGCATTCGGAACAGATGGGCTTGCCCGTCCTTCTCTTCGCCCTTGCCCTTTGTGCGATCAGCCGCGACTAGGTGCCGGTGCATGTTCAGTTCCGGCATATCAAAGCCGGCATCCGAGAAGCCCAGATCAGACGGCTTGCTGACGCACCTTGCCCATGACGCCACCCAATCCCAGAACGGGCGCACGCCATGGCCTTTAAGCCTCCATGTGCCGGTGTCTGCGCTGTCATGCAGGAACCAACGCATAAGCATCTGATCGCGTGTCATGATGCCAAGGAACTCAGCGTGAGTGCCAAGCTCGGTGTGGTCATTCGGCGCCGGCGTAGCAGTGCAGGCCAGCCGGTAAGGCGTGCGTGCAAATGCCTCGATCAGCCGCTTTGTGGTCTGGCCTGAAAAGCTCTTGAGGATCGAACTCTCATCAAGAATGATGCCGGAAAAGTCAGACGGGTTGAACAGGTGCAGCCGCTCATAGTTGGCGATGACGATGCGCGCATCTTGCGGTCCACCGTCGCGCGAAACACAGGCATCTATGCCGATGTCGTCAGCCTCGGTCTTGTGCTGGCGTGTAACGCCAAGAGGGGCCAGCATCAGGACAGGCTTATTCGTGCGGCTGACAACCTCCTGCCCCCATGCAAGGGCGGAACGTGTCTTGCCCAGTCCGGTGTCAAGGAACATCGCACTAGACCCGGCGCGAAGGCTGAACTCAACAGCGGCCTTCTGGTGCGGAAACAGCGATGACGGAAGGTCGAAGTCACCATCGAAGCCGACCGGCACAAATGCGCCATGGCTTTTGGCGATAAGGTTTCGGTAATCGGTCAGGCTCACGATGCCACCTTTGTATTGCGCTTGCTGCGGTATGTCTTGATGGCCGAGCGGTTTTTATCCCGCTGCCGGTCGAGCAGGTGTGCGGCCTCTTCTGGCGTATAACCACGGATGGTCTCGCCTGTTTTGACGGCCTGTGTTCTGATAGCGTGCAAGATTGTGGTGTGGTCTCGGTCGCCGAAAAACCGGCCAATCTGGGGCAGGCTCCACGCATACCGAACCTGCGCGACGGCAACGATAGCCTCGAACCGAGCGGCCACGATTTTAGCCCTCCGGCATGGTCCCATGATGTCCTGAAACGTCACGCCGTGGCGCTTGGCAATGGCCGCTACAAGCTGCTTGGTTTCGGCCATCCCGATGGGGCCTTGAGGCGTTGAAACGTACAGATATTTGGCGATAATCGTGTCAACCAAGGGCGCGGGCGGTGCTGGCTTTGCCGCAACCATGTCCGGTTTTTTGGCCGGTTCGCGCGGAATAAAAACCGGGCTGCTGGCTGCTGGTGCAAGGCCCATCCTAGCGCGACGGGCTGCATGGTCTGCGGGTGTGGGGATATACTCAATCATGGACATGGGCGCACTCTGAATAAAAGGGACGCGACCGAAGCCGCGTCAGTTACCATCGCGCAGGGAGGGACACGATGGGGGAGGGGTGAATGGTTTTGCAGCGGTAAAATCGTCGGCCAGGATGACGCCGCCTGATGCTTGCAGAATTGGCAGACGCCACCGATGTGGAACCGAGCCGCGTTGACGCCATTTCCGGCGCGCTTCGATCTTGACGCCGAGGCGCTCGGCAATTGCGTCGATGTGTGCCCACTTGGGGATTGCGTTTGTCATGGCGCTTTTTATAAGACAGACCGTCCGGCACCGTCAAGCCCCAATAATTCCGAAACTAAGACAAAATGTCCTTGACATGTCGTTTGGGTTGATCCATTATCCAGACACACACAAGGGAGACAGGCAATGACGCCAGCAACACAAATTTTCGTCGAGTTCCGCAATCGCCGCTTTCCGGTTGCTGATTTTGCCGCCGCGTCTGCGCTGTATTGCAAGAAGCGCGATGCGCTCGGCAAGGGCAACAGCCAGACACCAAAAGCACGCATCGTTGACGCCAGCGGCGAGCCGGTTGCGCGCATTTCATACAATGGCCGCATCTGGCCCGATGCCGAATGGTTCGACGGCATGACGCCGCTTTTTTGCAACCGCACGTGAGGGAGACGGCAATGCCCAACTACACCAACCACCCCCACTACCCGCCCGGATTTGCCGGCACGAATTACGAATCCAGCCTCGTTCCAGATCAGGTCAACGTGTCGCTGGAACAGTTCAGCTTTGGGCCTTTCATCATCAGCATCGAAGGCATGAATGACCGCATCGAGGCTGTGTATGACACTGAGCAGGGCCACGTTATCGGATACCGCGAATACCACGAAGGCGCGTGGCGTCGTTACATGATGCCGGTCTGCCTCGCCGATGTCATTGAAGCGTGGTTCTCGACTGGCGATGGCCTGCGCGCCGTCCAGCAGGCAATCCAAGAAGCGATCGAGGAGGCGCTGTCATGAGCCTCTTTCTCGCATCCATCCGCAAGGCTGACATCACCGACTTGATGGCGCTCGTCATCATCATCGCAACCGGCGCGCTGGGTTATGCGCTCATCCCGATGGTGCAGCCATGAGCGAGATTGACGACGTGGCAGAGCCAGATGGCGCGCCAGTATTTCAGATGCAGCACGATTTGCGGCTTCGCGATTGGTTCGCAGGGCAAGTGCTGACAGGGATGCACGCGCGGGACGCGCACGACGAAGGTCTGGCAACGCCGCAACAGCGCGCACGCCTTGCATACATTGATGCCGACGCCATGCTTGAAGCCCGCAAGGTGCAACCATGAGCGAGCTAATCGGCCTTCTTATATTCGCCGGCCTTGTCGGCTTTCTGTGCGCCATCGCACTGCGCGGGACTGTCAACGCCATCGCACCAGAGCCAGACAATGAGCCGCGCCGCACACCCGAACAGCGCTATCGGGAGAATGCAGAATGAGCCTCGCAAACGCATTCATTCGGCTGGCCAAAACGCAGCGCCAGATTGCCGGCGAATACGCTGCCGAGATCAAGGCCGGCCTGCACGTAAAGTGCATTGACCAGAAGCGCACCGAGATTGCGCGGCTGCGTAAGGCAGTGAAAGAAAACTTGAATTGGGCGCGTCGCGAAAGGGAAACGACATGAACCCGCAATTTCTTCAACAGCTTCGCGCTGCACATGCCTCGCTGATCGAAGCACACCCTGGAATCGCCGAGGATGACGCATTCCTTGCGGACATCATAGAAGGGGAGACGGACGCCAACGCCATCATGGAACGGCTTGTAATCGAACGCCGTGAAGCCATGGCTAACGGTGAAGCCATGGACAAATTGGCGGAGGATTACGCGAGATTGTCCGACCGCTGGACAGCCCGAGCCGAAGCCCGCCGAAAGCTGATGGGCTTGGTTCTGGACGCAACCGGGCTGCGCAAGATGCAGACCCCAGCCGGAACCGTGAGCATGTCACCGGGCCGCGTGTCGCTGGCTTTGGCTGACGATTTCACGCCGCCGCAGGGCTATGCGCGAACCAGAATTGAACCCGACAAAGCCGCGATTAAAGCCGCTTTGGAGGCAGGTGAAACCATGCCCGGTGCGTCACTCGTGACCGGCAAGCCAATCGTGAAGGTGCTGTGATGACATTCGACAAAGACATCATCAAAGCGTTGTCCGGCAAGCTCAATCCTGAGCACGTCAAAGAGCGCTCGCAGTCTGGCCGCAAGCTGTCCTACGTCGAAGGCTGGCACGCCATCGCGGAAGCCAATCGGATCTTCGGCTTTGACGCATGGAACCGCGAGACGGTTGACATCCGGCTTGTCCAGGAGCGGGAGCGGACAGTTGGGCAAGGCACCGGCTGGGGTGTGACTTACATCGCCCGCGTGCGTGTCACAGTTGGCAGCATCATTCGCGAGGGTGTCGGCTCCGGCCATGGCATTGACCGCGATCTGGGCCTAGCGCACGAAAGCGCAATCAAGGAAGCCGAAACGGACGCAATGAAACGCGCCCTGATGACATTCGGCAACCCGTTCGGGCTGGCATTGTATGACAAAGATCAATCGAATGTCGGCATTGATCCGCCCGAATTGTCGGCACCAGCCAAGGTTATGCTCGCTACGATTGACAGCCTGACAAGCCGATCTGACGTGTCGGAATGGGTGTTCGCCAATCGTGAAGCCGCCGAACGTCTCAAGGATGGCGCTGCCGTTCTGGCCCATGCCCGCGCACATTTCAAAGCGCTGCCGGAAGAGTTGCAGTTGCATGAGGCTGCCGAATGACAAGCAAAGCGGAATGGCTTGCGCTGGCCGAGCGCTGCGAGAAGGCGACGGGGTCGGATCGGGACATCGAGCGCTGCATGGGCAGCCTGCTGCCAGAAGGGTTCCAGATGATCCCGTATTTCGGTTTCACCGGCTCCCTCGACGCCATCACGTCGCTGATCGAGCGGGAGTTGCCGGAAATGCGGTGGCTGTGCAGGCCGGATAAAGAAGGCGGGTTTGGGACGTTGTATGCCGCGCCGGAGGCAATCGAGCAGGGGTCTCTCAAGACATGGAAGACAATCAAGCAGGAATCTCTCAAGGAATGGCCTTGTTGGGCTTATGCCGATACGCCAGCCCTCGCCCTATGCGCCGCGTTCTGCCGCGCTATGGCTGAGAAGGTGACAGCATGAGCCGCGCCGTTCTCGTCATATCATCGGATGACATCCGCCAGAAGGCAGCGAACTGGTGCGCCAAAGCCCCGCCGATGACGCGCGTGGAGTTCAAGGCACCCAAGCGCACGCTGCCACAAAACGCGCGTATGTGGGCGATGCTCACGGACATCGCAGGGCAAGTCGAGTGGCACGGGTTGAAGCTGTCAGCCGATGACTGGAAGCTGATCTTCCTCGACGGCCTCAAGTCCGAATTGCGCCTTGTGCCGAACCTGAACGGGACTGGCTTCGTCAATTTAGGCCGGTCGTCATCTGATTTAACAGTGGCCGAGATGGGCGACTTGATGACGCTCATGGAAGCGTTCGGTGCGAACCGTGGCGTTGTGTTCCATGATCAAGAAAGGGCAGCGTGATGAAACACCGTGAGGTTAAAGTCGCTACGATACCGCATACAAACGACGATGGCGCATCGCTTGATTGGTATTATATTGTGCCGTCGGATACTAAAGACTTGGATATTTTTGTATATTTTCAGGCCGAAGATGGGCCTGAAGAACCGCCTTTTGATATTATCGCAGAGTGCGAAAACCTTGATTGTGCGATTGAGATTATGCGCCTGTGGAATGAACACCACGGGCAACGCCTATGAGCCGAGCCGTCAAGGAATGGGTGGGCAAGACGCCCGACAGCAAGATACCGCCACGGGTGCGGCTCAGGATATTCGAGCGGCATGGCGGGGTGTGTCACCTGTCAGGCCGCAAGATAGCAGCCGGTGAGCCATGGGATTGTGACCACATCATCGCGCTTATCAATGGCGGGGAGCACAGAGAGACGAACCTCGCCCCGGCATTGCGTGACAAGCACAAGGCCAAGACTGCCGATGACGTGGCTGAGAAGGCCAAGGTCGCGCGCAAGGCGAAGGCTAACTTGGGGTTAAAGCCAGCCCCAGCCAAGCCGATCCAATCCGCAGGCTTTGCACCGAAGCCAGCGAAACCATCCACCGCCAGACAGCCTAGCAAGCTAGAAGGCCTGCCGAGAAGAGCGATTTACCGATGACACCCAAACGCAGCGAACATCAAGAACGCATCAGCCAAGCCATGAAATTGCACTGGAAGAAGCGCAAGGCCGGCATCGACGCGCTGGCGCTTCTGCTCGACGAGGATCGGCTAGAGGAAATCATCACTGACAGCATAGACCTAGACTGGACGCCTCGCACCGCAGCTAGGGCTATCGTGCGAGCGATGAAAGGCGGGGATACATGACACGCCCCGCCCGCGTCACGATGTCAGACATGGCAAGGGCCGTCCGTGCGGCTGATGCTGGACGTGTGCCGCGTGCCGTCGAGATAGCGCCTGATGAGACAATCCGCATTGTGCCGGTTGACCCATCACCCCGGCCCGTCATAATGCCCGCACCGTGGATGCCAGACCAGTGGCTTGGATATGGGAAGGTGGATTGATGCCTCCCGACATCAGCATGTGCGCCGATGACGAATGCCCATCGCGGGCCGAGTGCTATCGAAGCAAGGCAAGCGGAACTGTGCCGCATGTGCCGTGGCAGGCGTTCACGGATTTTCAACGGCAGCCGGAAGATGAACGGTGCGGCGATTTCTGGCCGGTTTTACATACAAACCGCATTTTTGTAGTGCAAAGCGAACAGAAGGACAAGCCATGACTGACACAAACGATCTGGTGGCGAGGCTGCGAGCTTACGAGCCATACAACCATTTCAAGGATGGGCCGCTTATCCGCGAAGCCGCCGACACCATCGAGCGGCTGACGATCGAGCGGGATGAGGCGCGGGCAGCGGCGCTGGAGGAAGCGGCGAAGGTGGCGGATGGCATGCGTCTTGACCTGAGCGGACCTTATCCCGCTGATCGGGAGGACTACCATTTTAATGACGCGCTAGAACAAGCCGCCGAAAACATCCGCGCATTGAAGGAGCCGACATGACTGAACGCGAGAAGCTTATCGAGGCGATGGCGAGGGGGATGGCTCTCGCAGACGATGAAGATTACATGGAGGATTATCGCCGTTACGACAAAAGGGCCACCGCCGCCCTCACCGCAATCCTACCCCTAATACCAGAGGTGGCTGTGGAGACAGACGCGGCGCGCGATGTGCTGGCCGAACGTCAGAGGCAGGTCAGCACCGAGTACTGGCTGCCGCACCACGACGACAACCACACTAGGATGGAATTGTCGCGCGCCGCGCTGTGCTACATTCTCAAGGCCATTCACACTGAGAACGACGACACCAGATACAACCCTCATCTCGCGTCGGATGAGCAGTATCGCCCGCCCTATCCTCGTTGGGAGCCTCCACGGGAATGGCCGTGGGAGAGCACCGCGTGGAAGCCGAAGGGCACCCGCGCTGACTTGGTTCGTGCTGGCGCGTTGATCCTTGCAGAGATCGAGCGACTTGACCGCGTCTGAATTGCGCGAGGCACGGAAGCAACTGAAGAACCTGGAGGCAGAACTACGACAAGCCAAAGCCGCCGCCACATACGTCGCGAAGATGGTCAAGGAATTGAGGGACGCGCTATGAGTGAATGGAAACCGATTGAGACAAGGCCGCCTGACGGTGATCGTAATGTGGTGGTTGAGCCGCATTTCAACCACACAGAAGGCTTAGCCATTGCTTATGATGACGATACAGGGGAGGCGCTTTACATGGTCTGGTTCGCCAGCTTCGCGCCATCCGTTTCGGTGACTAGCTGGCCTTCAGCGACTTATTGCAGTGAAATAACGCACTGGATGCCGCTCCCATCACCACCGGAGGCAAAATGACACGCCCTGCCCGCGTCACGATGTCAGACATGGCCCGTGCCGTCCGTGCGGCTGATGCCGGACGTGCGCCGCGTGCCGTCGAGATAGCGCCAGACGGGACAATCAGGATCGTGCCGGTTGACCCATCACCCCGGCCCGTCATAATGCACGCACCGTGGATGCCCGACCAGTGGCTTGGATATGGGAGGGCCGACTAATGCCCGACATCAGCATGTGCGCAGACGACGAATGCCCTGCCCGGTCAAGGTGCTATCGGCACAAGGCAAGCGGGACGGTGCCGAACGAATATCAGCAGGCGTTCACGGATTTTCAGCGCCCGC